TTCCTCCTGTAGTTCCTAAATATTGAAATTGGTTATCTTGAACTTGTCCAACATTAATAACATCGGTTCTTGCCGTTCCATTGCCTAANCCNGTNATTTTATTGCTGTTAAAGGGGATATTTGCTGTGATGGTAGTTTGTCCATCTTTTGTAATACATTGAGACAATCCAGTTGCCATGCCATCAAGCTCTCCATCAACTCTTGATGCTGTGATCGGAATTGCGTTTACCTTGTCAGTTACCCAATTGTAAATTCTTAAAAATGTTCCTGTTCCGTTAAATGCCATATATTTATTGAGTTGATTTATTTATTGATTGCGTTAAAATATTTGTTAAAACAAAATCTCTTGTTTTTGGTGATAATTGTTGAATTACTTTGCTTGCAATTTTAGGCTCTTGTCCTTGTATTAATTTTAAAACATCGTCGATTTGCCCTTTTGCTGATAGTTTTTGAGCTTGTCTCGCAATAGTGCCGACCACAACGCTTAATCCTGCGGTTGCACTTCCGCCAGCAAAACCGCCTATTGAAGCGCCAACTAAAGGCAACGCTGTGTTTCCTGCATTCCTGCCACTTCCAATGTCAAAACCAAACTTTCCAACTGCTTTCATTAAACCTTCGGAAGTTGAATTAGTTTTAGCTCGTTTTAAAGCTTCAACTTCGGCGTTAGAAAATCCTCTTAGATTTTTTGGATTATTTACAAAGTTTTGTAAAAGTGTTTTAGTTCGATTTGGGTCTCCATCTGCTCTTTTTACAATGCTTGAAATGGCATCAAATTTGCGGTAGCGTTTCCATTCTGCTCTTGCCGTGTTCAATAAATCTAGGGTTCCTTTATCGCCTTTTGATAAAGCATTACCACCCAAGTCATCAACAATTTCGTCTAATTTATCAATTGCAATACTAGCTTTTAAAGCGTCAGGTTTAATACCATTAACTTTATCAGTATTTTTTGTTACAACATCGCTTAATGCTTGTCTGTAATTATCTAGTTCTTCTAAACCAATTGCGCCATTTTTTTCTTTGGCTAATTTTTTAATAAATTCTAAAGTGCCAATAGTATCTGCGTTGGTTATTGGACTTAAAAATCCATTTTTATTTAAAGCATCATCAATTCCTGCAAATATTGATTTTATTGCTTCTGGTTTAAAAATTGCACCAGATTCTCGTACTGCTTTATAGGCATTAGAAGAGCCGTCTTTAATTGCGGCGCTAATTGAGTCTAAAGTTTCAACTGGTTTAGAAGTAAACCCCGCAATTGCTTCAATTGGCGTTGCTTTATAACCAGTTAAAACATCTCTTCCTAGTGTAACGGCTCCACTTGCAACCTTACCAGCAACTCCAAACCCTGCGCCAACCGCACCACCAACCGCACCACCTTTTACAGTTTGCATAGCTCTATTTTCTAACCCTGCTTGTTCTTGCGGAGATAATGCACTTGACACTGCGCTACCAACTGCGCCACCTGCGGTTATACCAGCAACTTTACCAGCAACTTGTGCAACTTTTGCACCAGTCCCAACGCCAGTTGTTAAAAACGGCAAAGCTTCACCAACTGCAACGCCCACTCTTTGTGAAGTTGAAAGTTGTGCCTGTAATTCGTTTCTTTGTTTGACTTGATTGGCTAACCTATCGCCAATAGTATTCATGTTAAGATTATCGCCAAAATATAGCCTTTCTATTAAGCTTGCAGCCTTTTCGCCTACATCAGTAGCGGCCTGAAAAGCACCAATAGCGGCGTTTCCTAAACCAGTATTTATGCCCCTTCCTACATTTTCAACAGTTTCAAGTCCAATTATACCCTGAGAAGCTGGTAAATTTTCTTGCAAATAAGCTTGTTTTTTAGCCGCAATTTGTTGTAATTCTGCGGGCGATTGCATAGGTTGCTCAGGGGCTTGCGCTTGTTGTCCACCGAGTTCGGGGCTACTCATCACAAAGCTTTCAATTTGTTCAGGAGTAGCGCCTTGAGGAACTTCTAATTCAGCTATTTTCCCGTTAGGTAATTGAACCGTTGCTATTGGCATTATTTGTCCCTCACATTTAATAATTTAAAACCAATTTGTTCTGGCATAGATTGCGGAAGCGCTGGTTGTATGTTTTGACTTTTTATAAAATTAGGATCGATGCCAGATCCAACACTATTAAATGTCGCTTGTAATTGTTTTATTTTTGTTTTAAAAGTTTCGGGTTTATCGCCAAAATCAGGAACCATTTTTAAGAATCTAGGTTCTTCTTCTTTTCCAATTGCACCACCAGAACGCAAACGCCCAATTGTATCGATTAAATTTGCTTGAAAAGCTGTAAATTCTTGCGCCTTTTCGCCTTGTAAAAAAGTAGGCAAGACTTTTGAGGCTCTTGTGGTTCCTTCAAAATTTTCTTCTCTAAACGCGCCAGTTTTTGCATCTGTAAATTGTTTTTGAATATTATTTAAGGCGTCTAAACCATCTCTTGCAACCGTTAAAGTTTTAGCAGCATCTTGAGATAGTGGTTTACTTGCTGGATCGGCTGGTCCGCCCTTAATCGCCTTTAAGCTTCCATCGGGATTATATGAATAGCCAGTTGGAGCAGGAGCGCCACCACCAGATCTAGCTTCACTTCTAGTTTTTCCAGTTTCTGCATTAAGTTTATTTATTTCGGCTTGAGTTTTTTGTAAACTTAATTGTGTTGCGGGGTCGTTTTTAGCCATATCTTGATTGATAAAGCTTCCAATAATACTAGAACCACTTTCGGGGGTAGTCATTGAAGCTATAGCGCTTGCAGATTCTGGCGTGTAACCTTTTGAAGTCAATAATGAACTTAATTTATTTTGGCGATTAACTTCTATTTCAGCTAATTCTTTTCTTGCTGTATTTTGCGCCCAAGCGCCAATGCCAGCCGTTGCAATTTGAGCAACAGCAACACCAATACCGCCGCGGGGGTCAAAACCTCTACCTTGTATTGCGCTTTCAGTAATTTCTTGTCCTGAGCGCAATCTATTGGTAGCGTCAGAATAAGAAGTTCCCGCTACGGGATTAACTCTTTGAACTGTCACGCCTTGTGCATTTGTTGCAACTGGTGGCACCGTTAAAGCTTGCGCCATTGCGTTTCTTTTTACTGTTGTTTTTGTGTTTCTTTTTACTGCCATTAATCAACCCTCCTGAAGTCAACATCAATTTGTGAATAATCTACTTTTAAAGTTCCATCGTTGTTTTTAATTACAGCGGACGGGTGCGATTCTAATAAATCTTGAGCCATTACGCCTGAGTATCTATATTGACCAAGTGATTTATCTTTGTAATCAAATTCGTAAATAACAATTCCACTTGGTGATACTCCTGTTTGTCTAATATTTTCTTTTAAAGTTATATCAGAAGCTTTTATTCCTGCGCTTCCTAATGATCCAACCGCACCAATTAAAGCGTTTGTTCTGTTAGCATTTCTATCTTTTCGGTTTTGCCCTGCTTGGAAAGATAATTGTTGACTTTGTAAACTTTGTTGTTGTGCAAATCCAGCTAAATCAATACCGTTATAATTTGGTTGGTAACCACCAAACGAAGTGCCAGCCCCTACCTGAGACCTTCCAAGCAAAGAAGATATTTCATTGAATCTTGACTGCCTAACTTGCTCGCCAGTTTGAATAGAAGCTTGGCTTAAATCAGTATATTGGCGCGCAACTGCATCGTCCATTCTGTTCATTGCCTCGTTATATTGCTCACTTCCTGCGGGAACTCCTTGGTCCGCTAATTGTTGTGCTAAATCTCGTTTTTGTTGCTTTATAATAGGGTCAATTTGTGCCTTACCTCTTTGAAAAGTTGCATCTTGAATTGCTTGTCCATTATTTGAAAAATCACCGCTTAAAGAGCCGCTTAACTGCCCAGCTAAACCTTCTTGTCTTAGTCTTTCAGCTTTAGTAAAGTCGCTTTCATTAAGATTTACGCTATTAGTAAGTGGGTCATAAGTTTGTGAACCCTGTGGCGTGTAAATGCTAGGGTTGTTTAACAATAAATCTTTTTTTTGTTCAGGCGAAAGGCTTTGAAAAAGATTAGCGGTTGTTATATCTTGTTCTGGCGCTAAAGGAGTGCCATCGGGGTTCCTTTTTTGTCTTAGTCCGTAGCCTCCTTTTCCTCCAGTTATATCTCTACCAGTCCCTAAAAAGTTGCTACCTAAAACAGTAATTCCCGCGACTTTTTTAAATGCTTTACCAATACCCATATATTTTTTTTAAATTATATTACTAACGCTGACACTATAGTCGGTTCTGTACCAACTAAGTTGCTGTCCGTTTATGCTTGTTTTTATTCTCATTCCGAGGTCAACGCCCGTTCCGCTTGCATAAATTAATTCGTTTCTTGTTAAACCTTCGGGACTCCACAAAGCTACATCCCAAAGAGCAACATCCCAAAAAGAACCACTTGCAACAGAAGATGAATTTTGCGAAGTTTCGCCCCTACCGTAATCAAAATTGACTATAGAATTTACAACCGCGCTTCCATCAAGTTTTATAGTATTTCGATAGCTATTTACTACTTTTTCTTGCGGGCTTCCTAAATTATTATAAGCGGCCTGAATGTCACAAACAATATTTGCGCCATCATCATTGTAGCCATCATCGGCTTTATAAACTTTACCATTTCCGCCAAAATAAAGATTATTGTTATACATTCCCCAAGTGCTGGCGTTCATTCCTGTAAATTTGCAAGCCGCGCCCGTAATTGTATTAAGAATGTATTGGTGATAAGTTGTGTTAGTTGCCACTGGCACATTAATCAACAGCCAACCGCCTTTTGGATACATTGCAACTTCCCAACCGTAATTTGAGCTATAATCATTAACCGCCTTAATTGCGGCACCTGATAATTTACTTCTCTGCGTAACCGAGCCGTCATTTTTAAATACTTCGCTAAAAAACACAAAATCTTGATCAGTGATAATAACAATATCACCGGCAACTTTTTTAGCTCCTCTAATTGCTATTGGACGACCAATTTTATAAGTTCCAAGCAAAGCCCAAGTGCTAGGATCAGAACCTTGGTAAAGAAGCACATCACCACTTGACATTAAAAACACCGCATAATCATCAACGCCGTTTCCGCCATCTAAATTCCAAGTCATCATTGAAACAAGATTGCCACCAAAAGGAGCTACTCTTGACAATTGGAATTTTGTAAATACACCACCGATTGCGTTGGTTGCTCCATACCAAACATCTTGAGCGTTTGAGTTCCAAACATAGACTCTATTTTTATGCAGATTTATGCCGTTTAATTCGGTAACCGTTAAACCAGTTCCGCTTATGGTACTTGCGGTTAAAGTAGTGCCATCAAATGTTTGCGGTGTATCGGCGCCATTTACCATTATTAAATTAGCGTTAAAATTTACCCACTGAAATCTTGCGTTAGTAAATCCAGTGCCTACGCTTACAATGCTTGCGGGGTTTGTGATGTCATTTAGCGTGCTTCCATTAGCGCAAATAAGCTTTCTAACTGTATTGGCGTTGTACTCCATCAAAGTTTCAACATAGCCAGACAAACCGGTTGCATATTGTGTAAATCCTTTTCTAGTTGTTACAGAACCCTGACCAGGAAACCAATTTTCCATAATTACGGCATCGGTTGGTTCCATTGCGCTTTCGCTGTCTTTAGTGTTTAATCCACCAGAAGGAGAAGGGACATTTACTCTAAGAGCCTGCCCGTTTCTTTCTTGGTCTAGTGTTGGATAAGATTTACCTAAAGTTAATACCATTATGGAACAATTTGAGTTGGATAACCGACTTTAATTTTATTGTCGTAATAATAATGTTTTATTGTTCTTCTTTCGCCGTTGGCTCTTGCTCTTTCGGCGGCTGCATTATTAGCAACTTTTTGTTCTTCACCATAAGGGCGACCTTGATTTTTTAGCCATCTCCAAGTTGCATCTAGTCTAACAATATGCGCGTCAATAGCTGGTACATCTGTATCTGCTAACCATTGCGATTGCCCAACTAGTGTAGAGCTTAACACAACTAAATTACTTACATATTCGTAAATGTGCGCTTCAATTGATGCGGGTGTTGGAAATAAAACAGTTTGTTTTCCTCTTATCCTTGAATAACCATAACCAGTTCCGCCAGTAATATTTTGGTTTTTTAGGACTCTCCATTCTTCAGGAGTTACTGGCATAACCGCGTGTTGCGTGGTAGTGTTCCAAAAAGTATTATTAATAAGCCTGTCGAAATCACTTGGCAAATCATAGCCATCTTGAGAAACAACGGTGTTAAATGTTTTTTCTTTTTGAAGCTCCTGCCAATCAAAAGAGCGCGATAATTCAGTAATTGAGACCGTCATCACTTCTAAGATTTGTTTTGCGACATCCTCAGTATTGCCAATTATGGAAGTTGGAACGCTTCCAGATTTGGTTTCTTTTAAAATTGATTGTGCGATTGTTAAAAGGCTCATCTATTTTTTTAATAGGGTTAATAAAACTTCTTTTGAAGCATTTCCTTTATATTCGATGCCTAAAATATCAAGTTCGGCTTTAATTTCGGAAGCGGTTCTTTTATCTTCTTCTGCATTTTCTAAATCAGCAACAGAAAGCGCTGAAGCTTTTAATGCTTCGTTTTCTGCTCTTAATTTATCTAATTCAGTTTGAAGACTTGGTTTACCATTTTTTTTCAAATTAAGATATTTATTAAAAGCAGTTTTATATAAATCTTTTTCGTGAACTAAAGTTTTTTCGCCTTCAACATAAATATTTTTTTCAGTGGCTTTTCTAATAATTATTGTTCCAGGGTCGTTAGGAATTGTGATATGAACCCAAAGGTCATAATTTTTAGTGGTTTCATTTTGTTTATCAAAAAAAGCGATCATCAAACCTTGGTCAGCTACTAATTGGTTTGGCTCAACATTAAGAACTAAATTTGTCATTTTTTTTATTTTAAATTAATATTAAGAGGGGTTTTTTAAGCCCCTCCAAATAATTTAACTACAATTAAGCGGCTAAACCATCATCAACGAATGGATAAGCTATTTCAAGCTCAGCCAAACCAGTTGAAGGCGTATCGATTGCAGAAGCACCTTTGCACTTCTTGATTCTATCGCCAGCAACAATCGCATCATCAATAGATCCAGCAGTAGCGGTTCCGTAGCAATTTGCGTTGTCAGCAAAAGCGGCCAGAACTTTACCTACAGCTTTACCATAGATTTGATACCAACCGTAATTAGAAGCAACATTTATTGACATTGAAAAACCAACATCACCAATATCATTAGCGGCCAATAAAGAAGTTGAAAAATCATCTGGATTAATAAGAGCGCATGAACCTACAACAGTAGATGCAACGCCTTTTAAATAGATAAATTCGCCTTCACCGTAAGCAGTGGAAGCAATATCAACAGCTTTAACTCTAGTACCTAGTGGCAAGAGTTGAACTGTTGAAGTATCGGCAATGGCTTGTGGAATCACTTTACCATCGACAGGAGAAAAAGTAGACATATTTTTTATTTATAAATTGTTATTAATTAAGCGTGCATTACGCCGTGAACTCTTGCATTATCAATAGTCATGTTACCCATAAAAGTCATTGGGACAACATAAGCTCCTTGATTATAGGGGCGAGTTGCCTCTCCTTTTGTAAACAATGATTCTCCTAAATATTTCATAAAAATGTTATTTGTATTTATAAAATATGCGTGTTCTGCGGGGCATTCTGGATCAAAGAATACATCGCTTGATTTGTATTTTAGATTATCAAAACCCATCGCGCCAATTTTATCAGAAGAAATTCTTTGAATAGTTTGGGTTGCAGTTTCAAAATAACTAAAATATACGCTATCGGCGGCAATCATATCAGGAAGTTTACCCATTTGAGCTTGACATCTTAGATATAATTGGTTAAAAGCGGCAAGAATAGTAGTGGCAGAAGGCGTTACTGATTCAACTGAAAAATCGTATAATTTATTTTGCCAGAAAGAATAATTTGCGCGGTTTATTTGTCCTACAGTTCCAGTAGTTGGAGCGTCAGAAACTAAAAGTTTCAAACCACCGACTTCTTTACCACCAGAACCAGTTCCGTCAGCATAAATTGAGCTTCCGATTTGGTTAGATAATGAAGCTTCGAGAACTTTCATTTTTTCGGCTAACAAATCAACAATTTGTTCAGGACCAGCATTTTGCGCATACTCTAAATCAGTCATGGTGACAGTACCAGTTAAGATTTTTT